TGCAAGGATGGAGGGAGTTGTAGCCAAAGCTAAAGGTCCTGCTGAAAGGGCTAAAGCATCACTTAAGAACTGGAATTGTTGAAATGCAAAGAAGATTACATCCAACTACAAAATTACGATGGTCAACATTTAAAGCACAATTTTGGAATGGAAGCAATTATTCTGATAAAGAAATACCTATATTAGAGCAATGGCACAATTGGGAAGTTTTGACTGATATGTGTGGTTGGCAACCAGTTGAGGGTGGGGAATGGAAAGAAATAGAAATCAAAAAGGAAGATAAAGATGCCGTTAATTAAATCAACCAAAAAAGAAGCATTTAAGAAAAATATATCAGCAGAGGTAAAGGCAGGCAAGCCCATCAAGCAGGCTGTAGCTATTGCTTACAGTGAAAAAAGAGAGGCTGAAAAAGCCAAAAAAAGAAATGAAAGCTAGTCTAGCAGTCCATTTATTAATAGCACTTGGATTTGATGAGCATCTGTTCATGAAATGGCAAGTAGGCAAAAACCCAAGCTACACCAAAAAAGGTCCAGGTAGAGCACACAAACAAGGAAAACAAAATGATATTTGAACATGAAATACAAGATGTAAACTTAATAATTACTAGCCTTGAGCACAAAATCAGGGATATGCAAATATTGGTTCAAAAACTAATGCACAAAGCTAATGAGCAAATGCCTGCTTCAGCTCAATTAACTCCAGTAGCTGAGACACCAGCAGAGCCTGCTCCTGAGACTCCTACAAATAACTAAAAGTTATATTAAAATCAAATATATACTAAAATTTACAATATGGGTGCTCCACTAGGTAATATTAACTCATCTAAAGGCAGACTTTTCCAAGAAAAGCTGAGGATGATTCTTTCCCAAGAACCTCATAGAGCTAGAGCAATTGCTGAGGTCCTTATTAGCAAAGCTGAGGAAGGAGAACCTTGGGCTATTAGAGAGCTAATGGATAGGATTGATGGGAAGGCAGTTCAGGCAACAACTCTTGAAGATGCAAGTGGAAATGTCATCATGCCTCATCTTCAGGTCACATTTGTAAAGCCAGATGGAGCAGAGTGAACTTAATCAAGCTATTAAAAAGGCTGAGTTTCCAGTCAAGCTCCAGTGCCTGTTCCAACCATCAAGGTATAAATGCATCTTTGGGGGAAGGGGGTCAGCAAAATCATGGTCTGTTGCTAGAGCATTGCTCATCTTGGGTGCAAAGCAAGTCCACAGGATTTTGTGTGCCAGGGAATTTCAGAACTCCATATCTCAATCAGTTCATAAGCTATTAAGTGACCAGATCATAGAATTGGGTTTGATTGGGTTCTATGAAATTACCCAGAATTCCATCAGGGGGGCAAATGGGACTGAGTTTGCCTTTGTGGGGCTGAAAAATAATCCTCACAATATCAAATCCTACGAGGGTTGCACAATTGTCTGGGTAGAGGAAGCTCAGGCAGTCTCAGCAAGGAGCTGGGATATTCTTATTCCTACTATCAGGGCAAAAGACTCAGAAATTTGGATAACCATGAACCCAGAGTTGGAGTCTGATGCCACATATCAGAGATTTATTCTAAATAAGCCTGATAACTGCATCACCCAAAAGGTGAACTGGTCAGATAATCCCTGGTTTCCAGAAGTCCTAGACCATGAGAGGAGAACTCTCAAAGCTAGAGACATGGAGGCTTACAACACAGTTTGGGAAGGATTGTGCAGGCAGACTGTGGATGGAGCTGTGTTTGCAAGGGAAATGCAGATGGCAGAGCTGGAGGAAAGAATCACCAAAGTCAGATATGACCCTACCAAGCCAGTCCATGCTGTGTTTGACCTTGGCTGGGCAGATTCCACATCTATTTGGTTTGTCCAGTTCATAGCTCAGGAAATCAGATTTATTAGGTATATTGAGGATAGTCAACAGACTATGAGCCATTACCTAGCATTGATGCAGACCTTTGGTTATGTCTATGACACACTTTGGTTGCCACATGATGCTCAGAATAAGACATTGGCAGCACAGGGCAGAACCATTGAGGAAATTGTTAGAAATGCTGGGTTCAAGACCAAAATAATTCCAAGAACTAGCATTGTGGACTCCATTAATGCCTCCAGAACCATGTTCAGGAACTGCTTTTTTGATAGGGACAATTGCTATGATGGCTTGCAATGTCTCAGGCATTACAAGTATGAGATTGACCCAGAGACAAAGGCTTTTAGTAAAAACCCACTTCATGACCAATACAGTCATGGAGCTGATGCTTTTCGCATGGTTGCTTTAGGTGTTCAAGAGACTAGACCAAGAAGACCAAAGCAAGTAAACTATGCACCACCACAATCTTGGATGGCTTTATAACATGGCACTTGACCCACTAGAAACAGATTATGACCCCATCATAGATGAGGCAAAGCAATTCTTGAAGTTTGCTAATGATGCAGACACAATGAATAGGCAGGAGGCTTTGGAAGACCTGAAGTTTGCAAGTGGGGGCGATCAGTGGCCGGTGGACCTACAAAATAGCAGAAACCTTGAGTCCAGACCAGTCTTGACCATCAATAAGCTAGATGGCTATTGCAGGCAAGTTACTAACCAGCAAAGACAACAAAGACCCAGAATTAGGGTTCATGCCACAAACACTGTGGAGGATGCTGCAGATGCCAAAGTAATCCAAGGCATGATTAGGCACATAGAAGTTAACTCCAATGCTGATAATGCTTATGACAATGCCTACAACTATGCAGTCAGAATGGGCTGGGGATATTTAAGGGTTGACCACAGATATGTGAGGGAAGATTCTTTTGACCAAGAGTTATTTATTGACCCTATTGATAACCCATTTACAGTCTATTTAGACCCAAATTCAATTGCAGTGGATGGCTCAGACCAAGAAAGATGCTTGATTACATCCATGATGCCAAAATCTGTGTTCAAGGAAATGTACCCAGATGCACAAGACACTTCATTCACATCCAGAGGAACTGGAGATACCCAAAGTGAGTGGATTACTAGGGAAGATATTAGGGTTGCTGAGTACTTTTACACAGTTAGGGAAAAAGCCAAGCTCTATTTATTAAGTGATGGCTCTGCCAAATTTGCTGATTCCAAGGACTTTTTTGAAAGAATTAAGAGAGCTGGGTTAGAGATTGTGGATGAAAGACCAAGTGTTAAAAAGACAATCAAGTGGAAAAAGCTCACAGCAATTGAGGTGTTGGAGGAGAAGGACTGGCCGGGGTACTACATCCCAATTGTCCCTGTATATGGCAGGCATGTAGTGATTGGGGACAAGAGAAAGAAATTTGGCATGGTCAGACACGCCAAGGATGCGCAGAGGATGTACAACTTCTGGGTCACATCCATGACTGAGTCTGTGGCATTGGCTCCGAAGGCTAAATGGATCATGGCTGAAGGACAAGATGAGGGTCATGAGTTGGATTGGGCAAGTGCTAATATCAAGTCAATGGCTACTTTGAGATACAAGCAGACAGATATTGATGGAAACCCAGCTCCTCCTCCAATAAGGATGCAACCAGAACCTCCTCCTACTGGCATTTTGACTGCTGCCCAAGAGATTAATCAGGACATGGCAACCATTATTGGCATCTATGACCCATCACAGCAACTCCCAGGCAATATGTCTGGCAAGGCTTTAAATGGTCAGCAAATGCAAGTGGATTTGACCAATTTTGACCTCTATGACAATCTAACCAAGTCAATTTGCCATGTTGGAAAGATACTTTTAGACCTAATTCCCAAGATTTATGACACTGAAAGGGTTATGAGAATTATTGGAGATGATGGAAAGCCAGACCTTTTAACCATAAATGAGCAAAGTGCTGTTGGCAGAGTGCTTAATGATGTAACTGTAGGGCAATATGATGTGGTCATGGAGACTGGTCCAGGCTACAACAGTAAGAGACAAGAGGCAGTAGATGCCATGATGCCTTTGCTTGCCAAGCCTGAGCTATTTAATGTGGCTGGAGACTTGGTGTTTAGGAATATGGACTTCCCAGGGGCTGAGACTATTGCTGATAGATTGGCAGCTCTAAACCCACTGAGCCAGATTGATGAGCACTCTGAGATTCCACCACAAGCTCAGATGATGATTAAGCAAAGTCAGGCTCAAGTTCAGCAACTCACACAGCAGTTGCAGGCTTTACAATTAGCTATGAAGCAAAGACAGGATATTGAGCAAGTTAAACAGCAATCTGAGACTCAAAGAGAGTTGATGAGGCAGACAACCAAAGCTCATAATACAGAATCCATGCTTCAGGCTAGAGTCCATGATGTAAATACCAAGGCTATTACTAGCCAGAATAGGGTAGAAATTGAAGCAATTTCAGATATGTTATTGCACCACATGGATACTGCCAGACTGGAAAGAGAAATCCAGATGAGAAATCAGGAGCAGTATCAAGCAATTGCACAGGCTGACCAGTCCATTATGCCTAATCAGCAACAATAATTGACAGCCTTATGATTTTGG